TCCGGGAACTGAGACGAGCTTTCAAATGAAGTTTTAACTTCATCTGCTGGAACAATCGTAATCTCTCTCCCGTTGTAGAAAACGCGCTTTGCGAGTTCGGCAACATGAGGTTTATTACATTGTACGTCAGGGATCATATTACTCAAGTTCTGAGTTTCCTCATGGAAACCCTTAATTTTAGAAATACCAACCCCTTGACAGATACTTACTACTTCTTTATAAATAGAGAAGCTGTAGGATCCAAGCATAGAGACGTCGTCTCCAATGACAAGGTACTTAGGTTTTATGTCGTCGTAGCTTTTAGTAAAGCTTTTCGAAACATACAGGTAAACCGACTTTAGCATAATGTGGTGCCATACTGCGAGCATAGCCCAGGAGCTGAGAAGCCCCATGGGTTGGCCACAAGTATAACGGACATCGCGCCCGTCAGGAAGTCTAAACTTCCTATCTGACACGATTATCCTCCACAGTTTTGCGAACTTCGGTCCTGCTATTGCACAAATTATTTCAGTTTGTACTTCGATCGGTATACTGTCAGTAGCAGCAGATAAATCTGCAGACTCGACATGGTGTAAACCATGTTCGGACTCAGTCCATTGTTGGACTATTTTACTAACACGATCCTGATCAAAAGTGCCATCCTCTTCAAGCGTCCGTAAATATCTGAAAAGATATTTATGGAATCCATTGAGTGCTGATTGGCTGAAATAATCGCAAATCGCAAATGGTCTGACCTTTCCCCACGATTCTTTTTTTAAAGATATCTTGGAGTGAATAGGTTCTCTGTTTTCAGAATTAGCTAACTCACTTGTGAGTAAGTTAGTTTCGAATTCAGATAAAGTCAGATTCAATATGCTATTTGCAGTTAGCAGGGACATAGATTGAATAGAGTTCAAAAGATTTCCTCCTTCAACTTTATCACGGTGTAATGCCGCATAGTCTACACAGACTGTGAGTAGTGATGGGCCATTCGGACCATTCCTACCTGATAGGTACATAGAAGAAAATTTTCGAATATCATTTAATCTACGTCTTGTTTCCTTTTTCGGAAACTCCGTTTCAAGTACTTCTAAATAACAAGTTCGAAAAAGATTTAAATCAATTTTTAACTGTTTATTCAGAGGACTTTCGACAAATCTCTTAAAGAAGTCACCTTCTTTAGGTAAATTGTCGAATCCCATTTGGGGAATAGGAGCCTCGCTTTCAATTGTTGTTGT